TTCGAGGCCACGCAGCTGACGCGCAACCGAAGCGGTTCCGGTAACGGTCGTCGAGTTCTGCGTGAGCGCCGTTTCCATGTCGCGCTTGAGTTCGAGACCCTTGAGCGACAGTTGGTACGCGAGTTCGTTCTTGCGACCGGCCGGGTCCATGCCCGATTGCTGCGTGCCAGACACGATGATCGTCTTCGTGCTGATCTGCGTGCGGTTGTTTAGGCGCACGGTCGGCGTCACAGCGGCAGCGGCGGCGTCGTCACCTTCGACGGCTGCGTTGTTCGCGGCCGATGCGAGGTCTTGGGTCTGCCACTCGTGCAGCGTGTTCGTCGCCTTGCCCTTGCCGATTCCGGACATGAAGGGCGTATCGGTCGGGGCGATACGGTAGATGACGTCCGTGAGGTCTTCACGGTTGCCGATGGCTTGGTACGTCTGGAAGGTATTCGAGGGTACGGTCATTTCTGATCCTTAGAGGAATTGCATTAGCGCAGCCGCGCCTGCATCCACGCTTCCGGTCTGCTTCAGTCGCCTCATGGCTTCTGTGCGCCCGTCGCCCGGTTTCACGCCCGTACCGGGCTTCTCCACCTTCGCGGGCAGCTTGCCGACCTTCTGCGCAGCTTGCGCTTGCTGCTTCATGAGTTCGTCGTACCGGCGCGCCTTGTCCGCGACCACCAACAGGCGGTGATCGTTGATGCCGTTGAGTTCGCTAGCATCGAAGCCCGACGTTTTCGTCAGGTATTCGGTGATAGCCTTCGCCCCTTCGGCGGCCTTTGCCGGGTCTTTCCAATCCGGGAGAGCGTCGCGCAACTTGCGACCTTCCTCGTCGATGCGCACCTGTGCTTGTTGCGCCGCCTCGGTCTGCTGCTGCTGCGTCAGGTAGGCTTGCGCCGCCTGCGCTTGCTGCAACTGCACCGCGCGTTGCTCGAACACGTGTCGCTGACGCATGTATTCATGCGGATCGTTTGCAAGCAGATGCTCCCAATTGGGCTGCTCTGCCTGCATGAGCGCTTGCATTTGCGGTACGAAAGTGTCCAGAACCTGCTTGAGCTGCGCCCTTTCCTGTTGGAGTGGGGCGCGCTCCGCTTCAGCCTGCTTTCGTAGCGCTGCCGCCTCTTCGAAGCGCTTGTTTGCCGCGGCAGACTTCTGTGCCTCCGCGATCAACTCAGCCTTCGTGAGAGTGCGCTCTTCGCCGTCGACCTTGATGACGTACTTTTCTTCTTCCGGCGTTTCCGGTTGGGCTTCTTCGGGTTGGGCTTCAACTTCCTCGCCGCCCTCATCGCCGCCTTCCTCGCTCGTTTCCGAACCGTCGACCATCTCAGACAGACGACTCAAAATGTCATCGTCAAAACCGCCTTCGTTGCCCTGGGTGTCAGCGCCCGATTGGGTAGCTTCGTCCATGCGTTACCTCAAAGAAAAAGCCCGCTGGATCGCTCCTAGCGGGCTTGGTTGAAATGGGTTGGTGTTACTTGTCTCTGAGTTCGAGGAACAGAGAAACCCCTGCTGCGACGACTGCAAAGCACGGAATCATCATTGCGACGCAGAGGAATACCTTTTCGCCTGTGCTAAAGGCCCATGCGCTCATTCGCAAATCTCCCCGTTGCTCCACTGGTACGCGACGTATCCGACCTCGACAGGCGCGCTGCCGTACGTTCCATGCCACAGGTCCACATAGGCGTTCGGATGCCACACGCGAGCAATCCGGCGCTTCTTGTCCGACTGCTCGATGGCGCTCAGCCGAAGCGCGAAAGCACTCCACGACTCAGGCTCTTTATCTTCGAGTCCTGCTCGACCTGAATCCGCGCCAGCTTGCCCGTCTCCACCACCGTCTTTAGGTGGCCTTCCACGGCGTTTAGCGACTTCAGCAGTCTCCATAGTTCCTCGCGTCCTTGTGCGTCGCGCGCGGGGGATGACTCCCACGCAGACTGGTATTGACCCTTCAGCATCGAAAAGGCTTCAGCAAGCAGCGGATGCTCTAGCAACTCCGCCGCCTGCTGGCCCCTGCTGATTTCCTTCGCCGTGTCGCTCATTCCGCCTCACTGGTATCTGATGCCGCGGCATTGGCTGCCGAGATTTGCGCGCTCTGCAACGTCGTCGCCGCGGACATTTCAGCCACTTCGAGCTTGTTCGCTGCGTTGATCTGTGCGATCTGCACCGAGACAGACTGCTTGATCTGCTCCATCTGCGCGTCGAACTCCATCTGCATGCGCTGCGTCTCCTGCTCAAGCTGTGCCCGCACCAGATCGCGTTGCGCCTCAAGACGGTTCTCTTGATCCGCCTGCATCGCCTGGAATTGCTGCTCGCGCAATGCCGTCTGCTGCTCAAGATGCGCTTTGAACGCCTCGACCTGCTGTTGGCTCTGCGTGCGCTCAAGTTCCTGCTGATGGCGCTGCTGCTCAAGCTGTGCGTCCGCCTGCGACTGCGCTTGGATCTTCTGCAACTCGATCGGCGGCTGCTCTGGCTTCGGCGGCTGCTTGCTCGGGTCCGTCCAGAACGCTTCCGCATTCTTCTCGCCGAGTGCCTTCGTTGCCTTCACCGCGTTCGCGTAGATGTTCTGCGGCGTGGCGATTCCGATCTGCAAGCCCTGCGCCTGCATCGTGCCGATCGTCATGTGCTTTTGGACAACCTGCGTCTTGTCGCCAGTGCCGAGACCGACATTGACCGTCATGTCGTACCGATTGCGCCACGCGCGCGGGTCAACATCGACCCATTCGTCGCGCAGCTTGATCGTCATGGCCTTGTCTTGGTACTGGCTCAGAAGCTTCTGAATCAGCCTGAACAAGTCCTTCATGCCGGTTTCAGCGAAGCGACGCGCGATCAGCTTGACGCGCATGTCTGCGCGCTGCGTGATGTTTTCCAGCCCGCCCTTCGTCTTGTTCAGCGTGTCGGCGTCGCTACCCTGCGTGTACTTCGTGACGCCGGTCGCGTCCTGCTTCATCGCGTCGACGTATTCCAGCAGTTGATAGGCGCCGGCAGAATCTGCCATGCCCTGTTGAAGCGGGCCGACAGCCTGCGGATTCTTCACGCGCACGACGCCGCCCGGGCGATTCGTCAGCAGATCGTCTAGATTGACCTGATCGGTAACAGCCCACGTGCGGCCGTTGATCTGCAAGTACATGTTGTCCAGCAGACCACGGATCAGCGCCGTTCTGGTCCTCTGCGAAGGCATCGACAGATCAGCCAGCGAGCGACCAAAGAAGCGGTGAGGCAGACGAACAGGCGTGATGCTGACGAACGGCGGCCCGTCGCATTCCTCGTTAGCCAGAGTAACGCCGCCACCGCGCACCACCTTGCGCCATTCCGCAATGCCGTCGCCGTCATAGTCGCACTGCAAGTAGCATTCCGTGATCCACACGATGCGCTGTGACGGATCGTTGCTGATCTCGCCACCCTCGCCCGTATAGGCCATGTCGTCGTCATACGACCAGCGTTCCAGCCGCTCGCCGTTCAGGTCGCCATTCCAGTCGGAACTGATGTCGTCGACGTTCTCATAGCCCTGTGCGCGCAGCTGTGACAGCGTGCGCGGCAGGTGATGACCACAGAACGGCGTATCGGCAATCGACTTGCCGCGGCGCGACATGATGAATTCTTCGGGCGGCACGTTCTCGATGCACACGCGCCCCTTCTTCTTCGAGCGCTTGCACGTCACGTCGTGCAGCGTCGGCACTTGCGACGGGTCCGGCTGCTGCGGAGGCGGCACGCCTTGCTTCAGCTGGCCGGACTGCGCCGCTTCCTGATACTGCTGCATCTGCGCTTGGTATTGCACCAGCATGGATTGCAGCGCATCCTGATCCGGGTATTCCTTGTGCTCGATCGGCTCGACTTCGGGATCTTGAAGCAGCGTCGTCACCTGGGCCATCGTTAGGCCGGTGTACTCCTCGCGCACTTCCTCGATACTGTCATCCCACCACACTTTCAGTATGCCGTTCTTCTGCAACAGCGCGTCCATGAACCAGCTTTCGAGGATTTCCCATCCCGGATTTTGCTGATAGAACACGTAGTTGCAGACGTCCGTCATCTGCTCAGCTTCGGCGCAATGCTGCGGGTTCGTCTCGCAGAACTCGACCACATCGTCGCCAGCCGTGAAGATCTCCATCAGCGCCGGCAGCGTCCAAAGCACCGTATCCGACACATCCGTCGACACGACAGCCGAGCGCCCCTCGATCGCAGGCGGGGCTAAGTCGCCCTTTGCCTCGCCGAGAAAGTAATACTCAGCCTTGCGGCGCATTTCAGACAGCGTCCCGCCCATGTAGGCGATCGACTGGCGAATCTCGGTGTCGACGATGGTTCCGAGTTCGTCATCGTCGATCTTGCGGGGTTTGTCAGTCATTTATGCATAGTTCAGTTGCGGATAAGAGAGCGAACCGCCCCAATCCTCGTTGGACATTGCCTCGGCATTGACTGCGATGTATCGCAGGTTGTCAGCGCCGTGGCTCCACTCGTCGTGAAGCGGAGCGCCGGGCTCCTGTGTCTGCTGGTTGATGCTGCGCCGGTAACGCTTCGCGCACTGGATCAGGCGTTCGCAGCCCGTCTTGTCGAAGTACATGCGCGGGAACGTCATGCGAGTAAGGCGGATTCCGTCCTCGATGCTCATGTTCGGCGTGATGGCAACGTCCCACCCGAACGCCTGCATGATTTCCTCTGCGCTCTTGCCGGTCTTGAAGTCCTTGTTGCGCCCGTCATGCGGCAAATAGACCTTGCCCCAATTCAGCCGCTTGTCCTTCAGCACGGTCGAGTAGTGGTCGAGCGTCTTGTGACTGTCTTCGATGTACTCGATCACGCGCAGCTCGGCCGCGTTCTTCTGGATCAGGCTGATAGCCATTGCGTCGTTCCAGCCGAGGTCGAACACGATATGAACCTTCAGCATCGGGTCGTACGGCACGTTGCAGAGCCTGCCCGCGGCTTCAGCGTTCGCAACCTCGTCGTAATAGATCGCGCCGGCGACAGCGGGCTTGCACTTGCCGAGCCAAATGTTCTCGTAGTCCCTCGGCTGATCGCGCATGCAGTCAAGCCGCTCTTGCTCAAGCTTGTCGGTGAACCAAGGGTTGTCCGTGTAATTCACCTGACGCACAATCGCGCCGGTCGGCGGGTTGACGACGAACATCTGATACGTGACGTCCGTTTCCAACTCCGGGTTGAAGCTGATCCAGATTTCCGATCCCGGCTTACGAATGGTCGGGCGCAGCACATCCCACGATCGCTTACTGACCGCCTGCCCCTCTTCCACCCAGCAGACGTCGCAGCCCTCAAATGACTTGATAGTCATGATCGTGTGCTGCGCCAAGCCTGAATAGACGAACGATGTGCCGTTCTTGCCGCGGATCTCATCGCGCAGCACCTGATAGAAGTCGCCGAGCCCTAGCGCCTGGATCTGGTCTTTCAGCAGCATGTGCACAGAGTCGTCGATCGACTTCTGCACTTCACGCGCGCACAAGATGCGCATCGGCTTCTGCGTGCCGAGCAGCAACAGAGCCCGGGCGAATGACCAACTCTTTGCGCTTCCCCGTCCGCCATGCGCGATCTTGTACGGCGCGTTGTCGAACAGGAACGACAGCGCTTCGGGGAATTTGATCGTCATGGCTTCACGAACTCAATCGTGTGGTTGTGGCTGATCGGCCCACCGTCTGCGCCCGTCACTTCCTGCTCGATCTTGTCCCGCCACTTGCCGCGCTGCCTGTTCTTCAGCCAGAAGATCGCAGCCACCGTATCGGGCGCGTATATCTTCGTGATGGGCGTCTCAACGATCTCGCCACCTACTACGCGCAGATCGATCTCAGGGTGCTCGTATCCACATGCTCGGCGATACAGCTTGTCCGCGACTTCTGAATCCGCTTGACTCTTGCCCTTTTTTATGGACTCAAGAAATTCAGCGTGCGCTGACTTCCAAGCGTTCACCGTCTGCTCGCTCACCTCGAAGAAATCGGCGAGTTCCTTGTCTGTCGCGCCGAGCAGACACAGCTTCCGCGCTTGTTCGGCGTACTCTGCCTTGTAACTGCTCGGTCGTGCCATCCGATACTTGCCACGCCCTTATCGGGTAGCGGCCCTCTGTTGGTTATTGGGATGCTCTGTAGAAATGCTTCTCGCGCGGATTGCAGCAGCGCTCGCCGTCTTGCAACTCGCGAGCGCACCACCAGCACCTGTACATGTCGAAATCCAGAATTAGGGTTGTCGTGGCCCGCGCTCAGTCGAGTTCCTGCCGAAGCAGGCGGAGGTCCGAGCTTCCATTTCGTCCACGACTGACGCTGTTTTCCCACCTGCGCCTGGGGTGATGAAGTCTTTACGCCATGCGTTGACCGCGGAAGTACGCGCGGCCATCGTCCCGCACCGAGCAGAACTCGGGGTGCAGCAGCTCACCGTCGCGCCACGTCAGCACGGCAAAGCCGCTTTGCCAGTTCGCGTTGCGGCCGGTCAGGTAGTGGAATTCGTCTTGCTCGGGATCGGCGAGCATTCCGGTTTCGATGCCATAGCGAAGACGGCCGAAACCGCGGAACTGAACACACTGAAGCCTGTGGGTGTGCCCTGTAACCACGTGATAACCTGCGCCCTTGACAACGTTGTTGTACGCAGCGTGCATGCCGTTGGCCACGCTGTGGATGATGACGGTATCTTCATTGACGTCGATCCTGTAGCTGTCTTTCCATGCCGGCAGATGGTCAGCCAGCGCAAAGCCTGCGACGCCCTCGTATTCCGGCGCGGCGTGAGCTAGGCGGCTGTCAAAGCGGATGTCGTGGTTGCCAATCGTGCGCAACAGCTTCATGCCTCGCGCGGCTTCTTCGATCTCGCCTAAGCGGTCCTGGACGGCCTGGAGTTCGTCCCTGACGCTGTACGTCTTCTGCCAACCGATGCGCGCGTGCTTGCTGATCCGGGCGCCGTCGAGCAGATCGCCGTTCAGGATGACGGCCTTCATGTCTGAGGCGTGCTCGGCAATGACGTTGCAGAACGCCTTGTGCGCGGTCGTGATGAGCTTGGGCGAGTAGTGGGCGTCCGAGCCGATCGCGATCGAACCGTTACGGATCGCCAGCCGATTAGTCAGCTTCTTGTCGGTCAGCGTCAGTTGCACGTCGTCCGTGCGCTTCATGCGGTCGCGAAACGTGCTCTCCGCGATGCCTAGTGCGCGAGCTGCGCCCTTGATGCTGCCGTGCGTGTCGATCGCCTTCTGGTAATCGGCTTTCATCAAGTCCTCATGAGTTCAGGTACGGCGCGAAGCCTGCACACCAGTCTTCAACAGATACGAGCGGAAGAACGAAGATGATTCCCCCGTCTGACAGGTCGACGACCGGCTGCGGGGGATCGCGATGGCATCTGATCGCCTCTTTCCCGAACTCCGCCCACCGGCAGTTCTTGCAGGTCGACGTGCGCTCGACTTCCTCAACGACTTTCGGTTTGCGCGCCATTTGCTTCCTTGCGGATCTGGATGTCGTCGAGCATCGCGCCATGCGCCTGCACCAGATACAAGCTGCGATCTTTCGGCGGCTCCGCCTCGTCGAATGCGCTGTCGTCAGCAGAGCCAACGCTCACCATCAGCACGGCCACAAACGAGAACACGAATAACGCCAGCACCAACACAGGTATCACGTACGCGCTCATAATCCCTCCCCCGAGAAATAATCCGATCAACGTATCCATTGTAGGCGCACGTAACGCTTCTGAGCGCGACATGTGTCCACGAACTCACTTTTCTTCCGAAAGTCCTTGCGGAACCGATACTCCTATCGTATCCTACAGTCATGCGCTCAACGAAGCGCGAAACCAACCGGAGAACAGACATGCGCGAATACCAGTTCAAGACGATCAGCAGCGACAACGGCGTTTATCTGGTGTGCAAGTTCTACCGCAGCACGAACCTTGGCGTATGCCACGTCGGATACATGAAGATATCCGCGCGCAGCGAAGCAGCCGCTCTCGACATCGCAAAGCAAGCAATCTAACTCACGCGCCCGCTACGGCGGGCAAGGAGACCAACATGAGCAGCGTTACCCCGATCAACGTCACGCAGTCCGGCGAATTCATGTTCGACCGCGCTCTGTCCCGCCGCGACGAAGCGGTCTATCAAGACGAGCTGCGCGACGAGATGATCGCCGACAAGCAAGCAGCACTGATCGCGTCGCGTATGGCCGCGCTGTCCGACGAGGATCTCGTCTGCGCCCTTCAGAGCGCGTCCGGCACTACGCTGTGCAAGAACGTGCGCGACGCCATCCAGAAGCGCGATCCGTACTCAGCGTTCGGCGTACTGAGCGCCCTTGTCTCCTGCTGGATCACCGAAGACAGCGAGACGGAAGCGATCAAGTACATCGAGCGCCTGGAGCGCGATTCAGAACACTGAGGCAATGTGTCGCACGATACGGCCCGCCATCGAGCGGGCTTTTTTGTTGGTGCCGAAACTTCTCGGCGGCCAGGAGCGGGGGACTCCAGCGGCAGTACAAGGGAGTGGCCCGGGAGTCGAACCCGCTGTACCCGACGAATCGAACGTCGATCCCCGCTGAGCGGAGTGAGCACCAGCCAGCCACACATAAGCAAAAAGCCGCCGCACGATCTAACGGGCGACGGCCTTAGAATAAAAAACGCTCAAGCCTTGCGGCGAGCGAAAGTGATCGCTAGATCACTGGAAGGAACCGTTGAGTCACACGAACTCTACGATAGACAAATTATCGCAAACTATAACAGGATCGTCAAGCGTTGAAGGCGACATTGACAGTATCATTTGTGCAGATGCCAAGTTCAGCCCGAACTTCGGCCAAAACCTCCCGCCGCCTGGCCGGAGAAAGCGCCCGCACGACGGCTCTCAGAACGTCGCTATCGGACCACTCCGACGATAAGTCCCCCGCCAGCGGAGCAGGCAGAGTAATGCCATTCTCGCTGGACGACTCTTGAATACCGGTCATTTTTACCCTGCCTTTTTCGCTTGTTTGTGGGCTCGCTTACATGGAAGCGATACCGTCACATTACGTCTTATCGTATTCGTCAGCAACAGGTTTTTGTATCGAAATGTTGCATTTTTGTCGTGCAGTGCAGCACAAATTACCTTGCGTTTTTGGCTTCGGTAACTTTTTCATCCTTCTTTTCGACGATGCTTTCTATCGGCTTTCCGGTGACGATGGCGCCCATGACCTTAACGAGCGCGGCGCGCGTCGCTTCGGGCGAGTGCTCATACATGCCACGGAACGCGTCCATAGCCGCTGCAAGGTCTTCGTCTTCAGCCGGGATGGACTTGGTGTGGTCCGTGTCGAGCCAGCCGTCCTGAAGGCCGAGAGCCTTCTCTATCTTGTCTGCCAGAGCTGTCCCGATCACCTTCCCATTCTTGATCTGCGACGTGTAGATGGGGCTGATCCCCAGGCGCTGCGCAAAGCGTCTGACCATGCCTCGGTCGGGTTCACCGGGCCAATCATTGCGCACCTCTTCCTTGAAGCGCTCGAATAGCCAGAGGAAGTTGCGGGTCCGTACTTGCTCGATGGTCTCAACAGACATTTCGGTTCCTATGTTTTCGCGGGTCAGAGATATGGCCGGCGTGTGCTTTGCGCACTTTCTGTGTATCAGCGACTTCCTGCGTGTCTCGTCCGCCCCTGCGGCGCCTCGCGGTATCGCTTAATCGAATACTGATACATCGCCCATAAAAACGCAACTGCTACTAGGAAAGTGTTAAGTGTTTTCACGTAGTTAGATTACATTTATCGGATCTTTTCAGGGCACAGGATTGATATTACTCTCGTGAAATGATACAATGATTTCATTGCTTCTTTCACGACGGAGTCCCCATGACGGCAGACGAATTTTCCAAGAAGTACGGCAAGAAGGCTGTTCGCGACGTGTGCGAGAAGGTCGGCATCAGCCTGATCTACTGGCGCAACATCAAGAACATGCATTGCACGGTCAGCTCTTACCGTGCGCTCGAACTGGCGAAAGCCAGCGCCGAAGTGATTAGCGAGAGCGATGAGCCGATGACCGTCGTCGACTTGCTGCGCATGGGCGACGTCCCTGCGCACATCACAGGCACGGGGCGGGGATAACAATGAAGCGGCCATCCTTTCAATTCTACCCAGGAGACTGGATGAACGATGCCGCTCTCCGGATGGTGTCTGTTGGCGCTCGCGGGCTTTGGATAGACATGATGTGCATCATGCACCAAGGTTCAGAGTATGGGCACCTTAAGGTTAATGGGAAGGTTATCCTTACCGCCAACCTTTCTCGTATGACAGGGTCAACCATCCAAGAAACTGAAGGATATTTGGATGAGCTTGAGTCTGCCGGCGTGTTCTCTCGCGACGAATCCGGATGCATCTTTTCTCGCCGCATGATTCGCGATGAACAGGTCCGAGAGGCCCGTGCTGCGGGCGGTTCGAAGGGTGGCAACCCTGCTTTGATGAAGGATAGGAAGGTTAACCTTCATCCCAACCTTGAGCCAACCCCTTCATCTTCATCTTCATCTTCATCTTCAAAGGATATAAAAACACGCGCTCCGCGCTTCGATGCGCAGGCGCATCTTGAATCTCTTTCTGTCGACGCTTCGATTGCTCGGGACTGGCTTGAACTCCGCAAGGCCAAAAAGCTACCCGTCACCGAAACCGCCCTGGAAGGCGTTATTCGCGAATCCGGGAAAGCAGAGATGTCTCTTGACGACGCCTTACGGACCTGCTGTGAACGGGGGTGGGCTGGATTCAAAGCCCAATGGCTCGAAGAACCATCGGCATTCGCCGGGCGCGCTGGCAAGACGCCCACGTACACACAGGAGAAATACCTGTGATCGCCGCGAACGCTACTCAAATCGTCGAAATGCGCAAGCACGGCAGACAGCCTGGATCTTGGGTTCTGGTGTCATTTGTCGGAAAGATCGACAAGCAGGACGACGGTTTCACCGTGTACGCCTCGCCTGAAAGCGAATACGACTGGCGCTGGATCGTCGGTCTCGACCTGATCGTGTTCGCCCGGAAAGGTCAAGGCATCGCGCACCAACTCAAGGCGATGCGCAACGATCAGCCGAAAACCCTGTCGCTGTGGGACGTCGATGCCAAGACCGGCGCCGAAGTTCACTTCGACTACCCGGCCGTGCACGCTGAAGCGCACCGCAAGGCGAAGTCCAAGACGGTGAGCATCGAGCTAGACCCGTGGGCGCACTGGCAGATCAAAGAATTATCCGGAATGGGGTACTGACATGCGAATCATTGCAGGCGAAAAGATCAATCTCGACGACTACATGTCGGAGCCTGAAGAGGCTCACAAGATCCGCCCGGCGAACGATTGGGCTCAGGGCGTTATCGATGCGCTGTACACGAGGTCCACAGAGCCAGATGTGCAGCTCGGCTGGCAGAAATGCGAAGGCCGCTTCACGTTACGCCCCGGTGAACTGACGATTTGGGGTGGCATTAACGGCCACGGGAAATCGATGCTGACGAGCCAAGTCGCGCTTGACCTGTGCGTGCAGCGTCAGCGGGTGTGCATCGCATCGATGGAAATGAAGCCGGAAAAGACGATGGTCCGGATGGTGAAGCAGGCCGCCGGCGATGCGCGTCCTGATCGTGAATTCATCCGCGCAATGCACAGTTGGAGCGACGAGCGACTTTGGCTCTACGACCATACCGGCAGCGTGAAGCCGCAAACCATGCTCGCCGTCGTGCGCTATGCCGTCGAGAAGTTCGGAATTCAGCATTTCTTTATCGACAACCTCATGAAGTGCGTTCCTGGCGATGACGACTACAACGGCCAGAAGGATTTCGTGAACTCGCTGACGGCGATCGCACAGGACACGGGCGTGCACATCCACCTTGTCGCGCACGTCAAAAAGGGCGGCAGCGAGTACGACCGGCCGGGCAAGTTCGACATTAAGGGCAGCGGATCGATTACCGATCTAGCGGACAACCTTTTCATCGTCTGGCGCAACAAGCGCAAAGAGGCTGTCGGCAGCGACAAGCTGAAGCTGAAAGCAGCCGAAGCGGATCTCGCGCTCGGCGAGCCCGATTGCTACCTGTCGCTTGAGAAGCAGCGCAACGGCGATTGGGAGGGCGCGTTCGGGTTCTGGTTCGATGTCCCCTCCATGCAGTACGTCGAGAATCGTGGGCAGCTGCCGCGTCGTTATCACGTCGACGGCGCGGCCGTCTCACTGGATGAATTCTGATGAAAGTTTCCCCTGAGTTTATCGCCGATTTGAAGTATCTCGCCTGGTATTACGAGTGGACGCAGAACGTAAAGGACCACGTGAAGAGGGCTGTCGCTGAGTCGCCGCGCGAATTCATTCATTTCCTAGCGTCTCTCGCTGAGGCTCATCGCCGCGGCTACAACGAAAGCAACGGGCGCGGTCTGGCCGTCTGGTGCGCGCAGAACGGCGTCGCACATCCCTACGTTGGCGAACTCGAAGAGACGGAAGACTGATAAAAAAGGTCTCGTTTTGCCTGATAAAACACACAAAGTCACGCCCACTTAGGATACACTGATCGTATCTCTAAACGATAGTTGAGTTTGAGCGGATCTTTTAGAGAGCGCGGTCAAAAAATATTGGTCGCGTTGTAAATATACAAACACGGGAGCCTTAAATGAGCACACAAAACACGGCGTTACGCAGGAGGTCCGCATGAGCATGCCAGAAGTCCTCGCCTACCTCGAAGCGAATCCCGAAGGCGCGACGCCGGATGAAATCGCCCGAGCCATCGACGGAAACAAGTTCAGCGTATGCGATTCGCTCGGCCGACTTCATACGCGCGGCAAGGTCGAGAAGATGACTCCCGGTCGCTCGCGATTACACGTTGTGTGGCGCCACAAGCATGTCGAGCGTGTGAGCGTGTTCCGCGGAGCAGAAACGCTGGCAGCGATGCAGGCGGCATGCCGGGCGCGCCTTCTCGGACAAACCGTGCTGGAGGCAGCATGAACTTCTGCAAGGACTGCAAGCACGCCGATCCCCGCGAATACCCTCACGGCCCGGATTACTGGACGTGCAGCTCGCCGAAAGCATTCGACATCACCGACCCGGTGACAGGAGAGCATCGCCGATCGTTCAAGTTTTGCGACATTCTCAGGAACGGATCGGACTCCACCGTTTCGTTCCTGTGGTGGAAAAAGACATTCCCACCGCACCGACGCTGCGGGAAAGAAGGCCACTGGTTTGAGCCCAAGGAGCAAGCATGAACGAACTGATCGGCATCACCCCGCAGGAAGCCGCGCGTCGTGCGTGCGATCTGAACATCAGCGGCCGAGTCGAGAGCCTGGTCGAGCTGGTCAGGTGGGCGCAGAACGCGATTCTGTCGGCGCATGGCCCGGCTGTTGAGATCCGCGTGATAGAGGAGACGAAATGAACCCTCTACTCGCCCTATGGATGTTCTTTTCCGTCATGTCGCGCGCTTGGACTATCCCGGCGCCGAAGCCAGAGCCGAAACGGGACGACGTGTGAAGTTTCCTACGCCGTTACGACAGCATGAATACCGGGACCCATTAGAGGTTTTGATAACAAACGAGGAACGGACATGTCGGGGATGCGTGTGGTCAGTCGGGAAGATTTCGCTCTGCGGCACAACCTTACTTTGTGCTCAACTTCGCTCGATGACGAAGCGGTGCGAAAGGTATGCCTGTTTAGAGACATGGAAGGAGTCTTGTCGTTTGCGTACCACTGGAGATCCACAGCAGGAGTGAAGGCGAGCGAGATCAAGGAATACACCGGCAAGGTCGGGGGGATGATCCTGTCCGCGAGCGAGAAACGGGCGCAGGCTGGCCTGATCCTCGATGTCATATCCAGTCACACCAGCGCGGACCAGCAAGCCGTCCTAGACGCTTCCTATGGCGGCGAGCATGGCGAGCGACACAAGGCGATCGAGCGCCTGACGTGCAAGTTCGAACACGTCAACCGGAACCGCTCGCTAGTCCGCATGTTGCTGATGCGCGAATTCGTCTTCGGTGAACGGTACGCGCCGAGCCAGGCGCAGATCGCACGCGAGTGTGGCGTCAACCCGATGACCGCCTCGCGCGTGGCGGCGAAGATCGCGCCGGTGATCGCCGAGTTACGCGAGTCGACCATCACGAAGTTACGGCCGGCGTTCGAACGTCGCGGATACGTCGCCCGCGAAGTGTGAGCACGCGCACAAAAAACTTACGCTCACTGCTTGCGTTTACGATACCGTTGTCGTATCCTTCAGTCATCGCAACACACAACCACAACGAAGGAAGGAAAACACGATGAACCCGCAAACCCTAGCCCGCATTGGCTTATTACGCTTCACCGCAGGTTTTCGCCCGCAACAGGCCCCTGTTGCGCGTAAAAATTTGCCTGTGAGTGATCCTATGATTGTAAGCATTCCCCAGTCGGTTTTCATGACCGAACTTCGCAAGGCTGGCGACGAGCACCTGTGCCCCGTCGTCGAGCTGGTCGAGATCCACAAGCAGATGCGGATCGCCGAAAAGACCGCGGACATGTACGCCCTTCTGATGAACCTTGATCTTGAGTGGAACGTGTTCGCGGCCAAGTTCCCCGAAGCCGCCGCCGATGGCTGGCTTGCCCTTCTGGTCAACCGTGCGCGAGTCCTACGCGACGAAATCGACGAGATCAGCCATGAAAACCGTAATTGATTGGTGCGTCGCCGCCGTGATCTGCTTCGGCGCGAGTGCCTGGGCCGCCTACGAGAACGTGAGGCTGCTGTCATGAGCGGCGCCGAGTGGATTCAACAGCAGCATGAAGACGAGCAACAGCAGTACGAACTTGACCAACGGGAGAAGCACCATGGAAATCCGGAAAGCGCAGCGCAAGAAGGCGAAACTCAGGCTCGGCATCGCAGCACCGAGCGGAGCGGGCAAGACGTATTCCGCACTGCTCTTGGCCTTCGGGATTGGCGGGAAGGTCGGCGTCATTGACACCGAACACGGCTCTGCTGATCTGTACGCGGACCTCGGCGACTACGACATCATCGCAATCGAGGCGCCGTACACCGTGCCGAAGTACCTGCAAGCCATCAAGGCATTCGAGGCCGCAGGATACACGACGATCATCATCGACAGCCTGACGCACGCATGGGCCGGCGACGGCGGCCTGCTCGACAAGCAAGGCAAGATCGCCGACAGCGGCAAGGCGAACGGGTTCGCGGCGTGGCGCACCATCACGCCCGAGCACAACTCGCTCGTCGAGGCGATGCTCAAGAGCCCCTGCCACATCATCGCGACGATGCGCGCCAAGCAGGAATACGTGCTCGAAACGAACGACCGCGGCAAGCAGACGCCGAAGAAGGTCGGGCTCGCACCGGTTCAGCGCGACGGCATGGAATACGAATTCACTGTGATGCTCGACATCGACATGGCGCACGTCGCCAGCGCAAGCAAAGACCGCACTTCCCTGTTCGACGGACGCTACTTCAAGGTCAGCCAGGAAACCGGCGCCGAGTTGCTGGCGTGGCTCGAATCGGGCGAGGAACAGCCGCAGAAGGTATCGACCGCAGAGCGCGACGACTTGCTGTCGACGATGGCCGAGGCGGGGCTTCCCGCTCAGAAGTTCTGCGAGAAGTTCGCCATCGCCAGTGTCGGCGATCTGCTGCGCAGCAAGGTCGAAGAAGCAAACCAATCCATCGAGGCGTACAAGGCAGCGCGCGAAGCAGCGCGCGCGGCAAAACTCGCCGAGCAAAAAGCACCCGAAACCGCAGGAGCATAACTAATGGCATCCGTCAACAAACTCACCATCATCGGCAACCTTGGCGCCGATCCCGAAGTGCGCTACCTGCCGAGCGGCGATGCCGTTGCAAACCTGCGCGTCGCCACCACCGAAAAGTGGAAGGACAAGGCGTCCGGCGAGGTGAAGGAGCACACCGAATGGCACCGCTGCAACCTGTTCGGACGTCTCGCACAGGTCGCGGCCGACTACCTCAAGAAAGGATCTTCGGTCTACATCGAGGGACGCATCCGAACGCGCAAGTGGACGGACCAGGCCGGCGCCGACAAGTATTCCGTCGAGGTGAACGTCGACCAGTTGCAGATGCTCGGCGGCCGGGCAGAAGGATCGCAACAAGCGAAGCCGGAAAAGAAGCAGCAAGCCCCTGCGCCGGCAGGCGATCAGTACGGCGGTAGCAAAGGCTTCGACGAAATGGACGACGACATTCCGTTCTAGACCACACATGCGCCGCCTGCCACGCGCGGGCGGCGCCAGGAGAAAAGCATGGGGGAGCTAACAGAGTGGTTTCCACGGGCTATCACGCCTGTTCACATCGGCGTGTACGAAGTCCGCATCAAGCCTAACGGCAAGCTGAGCAAGTGGTTCAGTTGGTGGAATGGCTGGTACTGGTGCCTGTCGGCGCAAACGCCAGGTGAAGCGGAACATTGGAAAGGAACTCGCAGCGATGCAGCAGAGCATGCAGGCGGGTTCGAATGGCGCGGCATCGTACGGAGTGAATCATGACTAGCGAGTATCGACTGAACACGGTGAAAGACTTCCTAGCCGTGCCCGCCGAATCAATCGACGCATGCCTGTCGGACTTCAAGACATGGCTTGAAATCGCTCGGAATAGCAGCGAATTCAATTCGGATATGAACGAATTGCTTGGGATACCCGGTGCGGTTGCGTTTAGCAATGACGGATTCACATGGCTAGACGATGGCATCAGCGGAATCAGCCTTCTTGACATCATGCAAGGTGATCAGCCAATCGCGAGAATTTCTATCCAGGATCTGAAATGAACAAGACGACCAACTTATTCGCCGACATCGACAGCGCCGCAGATCGGGCGCAAGCATTCGAGCACATGCCGGTAACTGAAGTGCCAATGTCCGTGATCCGCGAGCAACTGCGCCAAGCCGAGATCGACGTCGGGGAGAGCCAGATCCGACGCGACACGCTGCGCACGATCCTCAAGCTGCGCGAGCAGGACGAGCTTAATCGGACCCGCGCGATCATAGCGAAAATTTATCCATAACGGATACTATGGCAGGAGTATTTCGCGCTATTATTTGATAACCGATACGACAATCGGAACACAAAGGAACCGACATGAACCTGTTTCAAGTAGCCGCCGAGTACCGCGCAGACGCGGCGAAGCTCGAAGACCTGGAATTGGACGATCAGACGTTCTGCGACACGCTGGAAGCGATCAGCGGCGATCTGGAAACGAAGGCGATGAACACGGCATTCGTCGCGCGCAACCTCGAAGCGACGGCCGAGCAGATCAAGGCGCACGCAAAGGCCATGGTCGAGCGCGCGAAGGCGATGGAAAACCGGGCTGAGCGTATCCGCAAGTACCTGATGGACGGGCTCACCTTGGCCGGCCGCGACAAGATCGAAACGCCGTTCTTCAAGATCAAGATCGCGCTGAACCCGCCTAGCGTTGCAATCGACGACGAGTCGATGATCCCGGCCGCATACAAGACGGAGCCGCTTCCGCCCGCCCCTGCGCCCGACAAGAAGCTGATCGCCGCCGCCCTGAAAGACGGCTTCGAAGTGCCCGGCTGCCGCCTAGTGCGCGGCCAACGACTCGACATCCGCTAGGAGCCCGCCATGCACACCCTGATTGTTCCTCACTTATCCGCATACAGCGAGTACGGAAGCACAAACGGATGTTGGTTCATGCGCAGGACAGTGAACTACGCGCAGGTGTGCTGGTGCTGACCGCCGCCGAATGCCTCCGAAGCTTTATGGCCGCGGTGAATGACGGGCGCCGCGGTGACTTTGGACGCGCAAAGGAACTCGTCGAGCGCGTGAGAGGCAAGCATGGGGATGACGCGGCCGATCGGGCGAAGACAGAGATTTGGAAGTACGTTAAATCAGACAAGAAAGCACAATGAAAAAAGAAATCATCGGCGAGGCCACGCTGTATTTAGGTGATTGCCGCGAGATCCTGCCGACGCTCGATCGCGTGGATGCGGTTATCACCGATCCGCCGTATGGCGTTCTAGACGAAGCGTGGGATGACATGGACGCGCGAGTACTCACCCGATTCACGATGGCATGGGCATCGCAATGCGCAATGCTGGCTGATTCCGCGGTGATCTTCTTCGGAGAAAAGACGCGCCGCATAGTGTCTCCGATTCTAGAGGCGCTTTACGAAGACGTGCGGCAGATCATATGGAGCAAGGGCGGCGGCCAGATTGCTGAGGACCGCCTGTTCTATTCCTTCGAATCTGCGTTCTACTGCCACGAGAACAAGACGCAAGAGTTCGCGGTACCGAAGTCTATGGCGTTCTCCAATCTTCTGACGTCTGCTCGTGAGTCCGCTGGCATGTCGAAGGGCGCAGTCGATATGGCGCTGCGCGGAAAGAAGACCGGCCTTTGCTACCGGTGGGAAGAAGGCGCATGCCTGCCCACGATCGAGCAAGAGGCGAAGCTGCGCGACCTTCTCGGGTTTGGTACCGAGATCTCAGTTGCTCTTTCGGAAGCCCGTGCTGAACGCGACAAGGTTCTGTCTGAGATGCGTGGAGCGGCGAAGGCTAATGGCGCGATAGCGACTGACGTGCTGACGTTCCCGGTTCCGACCTCCAAGAACCACCCAACAGAGAAGCCGGTGCCGCTGATGGAGACTGTTATCAACATTTCTCCAGCACAAACGATCCTCGATCCCTTCATGGGTTCTGGAACAACCGGCGTAGCCGCCGCCCGCCTCGGTCGTTCGTTCATCGGTATTGAGCGCGAGCCGAAATACTTTGATATTGCCTGCCGCCGCATCGACGAGGCGCAGCGCCAAGTGTCGTTATTCGAGCCGCCGCCCGCAGTCAAGCAAGAGCAAATGGGGCTGCTGGCATGAGCGACAAGCAGCTTTATCGACTCGTACATTCCACGGCCCGCCAGCTTGCCAGCCGCGCATGCATCCAAGCCCCTGACGGTTGGCTGGTCGAACTGAAGCCGCCGACGAAATCGAGCGACCAGCAGGCGAAGTATCACGCCATGTTCGCCGACGTAGCGAGGCAAGTGCCGTTCATGGGCTCGATGCGTGATCTGGAGACGTGGAAGCGCCTGCTAGTCGATGCGTTCAGCAGGATTAAGGCCGCTGAAGGCGATCCAGTACAGGGAGTCGGTGCGATCGTACCGAATCTCGACGGGACCGGCTTCGTGCAGCTCGGCGTGCAGACGCGCAAGTTCAGCAAGCGCCATGCGTCGGAGTTCATCGAGTTTCTGTACGCGTGGGGAGCAGAGAACAACGTTCAATGGAAAGACCCGGCGCCGGCCGGCATGGGAGAGTTGGCAGCATGAAATTATCGATCCGCGAAACCGTTCTGTCGGTTCTCGAACACGACGACTACACGCGAAAAGAGATCGAGGATCTGGTCGGCTGCTCGCATTCCGGGCTGCACAAGGCGATCCACAAGATGCACGCCGAGAAGCTGATCCACATCTGCAAGTGGGAGCGCCCGATGGGCCGCGGCAACTTCGAAGCCGTATGGCGCCTTGGTGACAAGCCCGACGCTAGGCAGCCGAAGCCGTACACGCACAAAGAGATCCAGCGCCGCCACTACGAGCGCAACGCGAGGCGCATCAATGCGCGGCGTGCGGCGAGGAAGGGTCGGCCGATCAATCCGTTTGCGCAGCTCCTGTGGGCGGCGTCATGAAAAATGCGCCGAACCCTAAAAAGTGCAGGTCATGCCGCGGCACTTTCACTCCAGTCCGCAGCATGCAAGTCGTATGTTCGCCGCTGTGCGCCCAATCCTATGCCGCAAAGGTCGCCGCACAAAAAGCAGCACGCGCCAATCGCGCCGAACGCAAGTCAATGCGCGAAGCAATCGAGAAGGCGAAGACGCGCGGAACGCATCTGAATGAATTGCAGACTGCGTTCAACGCGTGGATTCGCGTTCGGGATGCGGGGCTGCCCTGTATATCGTGCGGCCGTCCCGCGTCGTGGCAGGGACAGTGGGATGCGGGCCATTACAGGTCAAGAGGATCTAGCCCTGCCCTCCGCTTCGATCCGTCCAATGTGCATAAGCAATGCGGACCATGCAACGTGCACTTATCCGGCAACTTGATCCCCTATCGAGTGAACCTGCTAAAAAAGGTCGGACTGCCCGAGGTTGAGCGGTTGGAAGGACCACACGAACCGATGAAATACACCATCGCGGAGATATTGGAAATGAAGGCGTTCTATCGCGCTGAAGTGCGCAGGATCAAGAAGGAAGCAGCATGAAAAACATCGCCTTCGTTGCACATCGCCAGTCCGAAACCGTCGCGCATCAGGATCTGATCGACGTCATGACGCATGGGACCGCGTACACCCAAGACGACGTGATGGCCCTACTCCACGATCGCCCGCGAGCTGCTGTGCGCGACACGCTCCACGCGCTCGTCGACAAGGGCGTCGTATGGCGTCACGCCGTGAAGAACTCGCGCGTCACGTACTCGTTACTCCAAGGTGAGCGCTTACAGGAAGCGATCGAGCGCAAGACGACGCGCGGCGAAACGCCAGCCTGGATGAAGACAGACCTCGCCGGATTCGACGCGAACAACGCGCGCTTCCGTGAACTTTGCATGGCAACGCGGAAAGCATGATTTTTTGCTTGCGGGATAGATACGATTACGGTATCTTTAATCCCGTAACAGGATCATCCACTAAAACAACGAACGGAAGGAAACCAGCATGACCAACTACACGATATTCGCGTTATTACGC